TCGATATGCCTATGCTCAAAGACATCCTAGAGGAAATCGATACTGGCGATCTGGATATGGAAATTACTGGGTTCGGGATGGACGAGATTGCCCTGATGATGGAAGCAACAAATCCAGACCCAAACTTTTTGCCAGACGCAGAAGTGAACCAAGGGAAACCAGATGAAAAGTCCCCGGTGACTTGTCCTAATTGTAATAATGAATTTATCCCAAACTAATAATCTAAAAATTGATTGGGCTACGCACGAAGCGGCAAAGTACGCTTGCGAGAATTGGCACTATTCAAAAACCATACCCAGCGGGAAGATGAATAGATTCGGAGTTTGGGAAGATGGTAACTTTAAGGGTGTTATATTATATGGCCGACCAGCGTTCCCCTCCATTGGGAAACCTTATAGCCTAACTCAATTTGAAATTGTAGAGCTAGTAAGAATAGCCCTAAAGGAACACAAAAACCAAGTATCAAAGATGATTAGTATTAGTCTTAAAATTCTAAAAAAACACAACTCAAAATTAAGATTAGTGGTATCGTTCGCAGACAAAGGACAGAACCATTATGGAGGAATATACCAAGCGTCTAACTGGTTGTATGTTGGCGAGGGCGGTGCTTCTGTCCAATATAAACTAGACGGAGAAATTGTTCATCAAAGAACTCTAGTTCACAAATTTGGCATCAAGTTTGCAAATCATAGTCGAGTCACAAAATATATACCAGAAAAAAAATATAAGTATCTGATGCCCCTTGACGAATCAATAAAGAAACAATTAAAATCCCTACATAAACCATACCCGAAATGCGTATCAAGTGCTGACAGCGGCACGCTTGGCTTCCAGCCAAGAGGGGGCGGTGCAAATCCGACCGATACGCTCCATTTTCAAAATGCTAAATGATTACCCAAAAAGAACTCCGAGAAAAATGGGGCATCGATGCGGGGCAGTTGTCTCGAATGGTAAAGCGAGGTATGCCACTAACCAGCGAATCAGACGCTCAAAGGTGGAGACTCGCCAACCAGAAGCGGGTAAGCAAGAATCTCCACGCACCATCCCAGACCTCCTCCGAGCCATTGAAGGACTCGGATGCAGAGTCATACAAATCGAAAACCTCGCTTGGCAGATTGAATCGAGCGAAGCAAGCCGAGGTAGTTGCCTACTCGTTGGTCGCTACGGCGGCAAACAATCAAAACCCAGTTGCTATGAGGTCAGCGGTTCAAGGATGGGGCGAAGCAAAAAAGCGAGTGGCCGAAGCCGAAATGGAACACGCCCGGTGGGAAGAGGTGAACAGGGTAACGATTCGCATGGACGAGGTGAGGGAAGTGTTTGGCAAATGGCTAGGAGCAATTAGAAACTTAATGGATGCAATGCCCTCGAGCTTGGCCGCTAGGGCAAACCCATCCGACCCAGAGTGTGCCAAGAGAGCTATTCAAGAGGGCATCGATCAAATATTTGTGACTATCCAGAAAGCAGAAGGAGCGTTCAAATGAAACTAGAGGGCGAGTCAAAAGAGTGGTTGGAATATTTCTATAAGGCCAGCCTTACAACCGAACAGCTTTTAGGTATGACCAAGCAAGAACTCTGGGAATATGAACTCGATTGCGATGTTGAACACATGAGAATTAAAATTAAATACGCAAAAAAAGGAGAAGGCATAAATGAAAAGACCAAAAACAACTCAAGCAGATTACGCACTTAATTTAATTGAGCTGGATGTGTTGCATCACACGCTACTCCATAAGGATGTGAAAAAAGTATTTATAGCTAAAGGATGGGAGAGAGCCAATCACCCAGAAGATAGTGCGAAGCTTCTCTTGAGGAGGGTAAAGGCCAAGCTAAGAATGCAATATGTATATAGAGACGAAGAAATATGAATGAGTGTTTCCTCATTCTCCTAGTCGCCATCGCAGTTCTAGGCATAGTTCTTCCTTACTTTGACGACCGATGAAACGCTTAGATAAAATCCTAGATAGGCTTTGCAGATGGCTTTGCACTCCCCTTTTCCTTCTTATCGTAATAAGCAAAAGTTTTGGGCTAACCAAATTCGATTGGATGGACGGCCTTTACATTCTTTTCTATACCTTCTTTTACTTTCCATCATTAAAAAAATGAAACGCTCTCCCCTTAAACGCAAAACCCCACTCAAACGAGGGGGCAAACTACGCCGAGTATCTGCCAAGAGAAAAGGCCAGAACGAAGTCTATCGTGATGTAAGGGAGAAGTTCCTCGGCAACAATCCAGTCTGCCAAGTATGCGGGGGCAAGATGGCGAGCCAAGTTCATCATAGGCGAGGGAGGTTTGGGGATAGGCTAAATGAGGTTGAGTTTTTCTTGGCGGTGTGTTTCGAGTGCCATCATAGAATCCATATGAACCCAGCGTGGGCGTATGCTAAAGATTATTTGGTGAAGAGATGAACCAACTCGAGGAGGCCAAGGGCTTTGCTCGCCTCTTGTTTGAGCCAAGAGAACACCTCTCAATTCCAGAGTGGGCAGAGAAAAACCTAACCCTCTCCGCAAGAGTAACGAACATACCCGGAGCTTATTCAACCAACCTCACCCCCTATGTCCGTGAACCACTAGAGGCTTTTGGCGATGATTCGATTCGTAGGGTTGTGTTGGTATGGGGAGCTCAAACAAGCAAGACCACAACGATTCTAGCTGGCCTAGCGTATCGAATAGCGGAACGACCTTGCCCCGCCTTGTGGGTGATGCCCTCGGAGCATCTTGCAAGATCATTTACCGAAACCCGCTGGCTTCCTATGGTGGACGATTGCCCAGCCCTAGCAAAAGAGAAACCAGACAACACCGACAAGATCAAAATCCTAGAGCAACATTTCAAAAGATGCTCGGTGTGGTGGGCTGGCACAAGCCCCTCGGCTCTTTCTAGTCGCTCGATTGCGTTGCTTTGTATGGATGAGGTGGACAAGTTCCCAGATCAGGCGGGGGCGGGGCGAGAGGCGAACCCAGTTCAACTTGCAGAGGCTAGAGTTAGCACCTACCCCAATCATTTAATCATAGCAACCAGCACACCTACAACCGCCGACTCTATTATTTGGAGCGAATGGCAAAAAGGGGATATGCGTTTCTACTATGTGCCTTGCCCTCATTGTGGCGTAAAACAAAAACTAATCTGGGGACAAGTGAAGTGGGACGAGGCCGCCAAGATCGAAGATGGGGTTTATGATTTTAAGCTGGTGAAATCCTCGACCTATTACGAGTGCGAGGAGTGCAAGGGAAAGATTACCGATGGACAAAAAACTAAGATGTTGAGAGAGGGGGAGTGGAGGGCAACCAATCTAAAAGGAGAGCCGAACCGCCGAAGCTATCACCTCAACGGCCTCTATGCCCCTTGGGTTAGCTTTGGGGCATTGGCAGTAAAGTTTCTGCAAGACAAACACAACGGAATCATCGGCCTACAAGACTTCGTGAACCGAGTTCTAGCCGAGCCTTGGATGGAACACGAATCAGAGAAGATGGAGATCGTTGCGGGCGATTACAAGATGGGTGAGGTAAGAGTGAACGAGAAGCTGATTATGGCTTGTGATATTCAAGAGGCGGGGGGCTTCCACGCTTGGTGTGTTGTGAGGGCTTGGGATTTGGATGGACGCTCTAGGCTAGTGTGGGCTGGGCGACTGGAAACTTGGGGCGACATCCAAGCCAAGGCAGAGGAGTTCGGGGTGGAATCAAAGTGCGTTTTCTGCGATTCGGGCGATCAAACCCGAGATGTATATTTTAACTGCTGCAAGAACGGCTGGATGGCCTTGGTCGGGTCAGACCGCACTAGCTTCTCCGAGATTGTGGGCGAGCAAAAACTCCAACGCCCCTACGCTCGAATCTCTAATGGCGACCCATTCAGCGGAAAGGCGGTTCAATCGAAGGCAGGGTGGAAGTGGAAGTTCTGCCCAGTATGGCGGTGGAGCAATCCAGTATTCAAAGACATCCTCTCCAACCTTTTGAAAGAACCCGGCTACATAGCTCAAGATACCCCTGATGTTTGGCGGGTGCATATCGAAGCCGAGGCAAAGGTGCGGGTTAAAAACCCCATGACAGGCAGGGAAAGGCTTGTATGGAAGCAAGTAGGGAAGCATAATCACTTAATGGATTGCGAATGTATGAACATCGTGGGTGCGGCTTTATATGGTCGCTTAAAAGTCTCGCCCGCAAGTTTGACAGAGGAGGAGGTGAATGGCGAAGGGTGATTTTCTTGGGCTACCCCTCGCCACCCTAACTTCGTTGCGTGATAAATATATCACTTGTCTTGAAGCGATAGCGGTGGCGGGTGCGAGCTATTCGATAGCGGGACGCTCTTTTTCGAGGGCGAATCTTGGGGAAGTCCGTGATACTATCGCAGAGCTAACCCTAGCCATACAATCAGCTAACGGCACTCGTATCCGAACCACCTACGCCAACTTCTCGTGAAGAAAGCCTCCCTCAATCTGATAGACAAGGCGGTTGCCTTTCTTAACCCCCAAGGGGCAGTAGATCGGCTAGTGGCTCGCCAGAAGCTAGTCAATTTTTCCTACGATGCGGTGAAATATAGCAGGGAACGCAAAGGCCCGAGTTCGCTTTCTGGTGCAGAAGATTATCGCTCCAACTATGACCGAGTAGAATTGATGAAAAGGGCGAGGGACTTGGCAGAGAATGTTGGCCTAGTTCGTAGCATCCTAATGAAGTTCGCCAGTCACACCGCCGCCAACATCTCCTACCAAGCCCGAACCGAGAACCCCGAAGTCAATACCGATGTCGAGGCTTACTGGGCAGAGTGGTGGGACAAGTGCGACATCACCACACGGCACACAGGCTCAACGCTTATGCAGGTGGCGATGATGTCGATGCTCCGGGATGGTGATTTTCTTTTCGTTTTAGTCCGAGACAGAGATGGCAACCTAAAAATCCAAGGCATCGAAGCAGACCGAGTTGGCGACCCCTTCCGCACCTATACTAGCCTTGACCTCATCGGAGGCATCCACATCGACAGGAACACAGGAGCACCCACCGCCTACGATATTTTCAATAGAAGCATCGGGGACTTCTACACCTACCAAGCCACTATCCCCTCAAGCCAAGCCTTTCACCTATTTGACCCACTCCGCATTGACCAGTATCGGGGAGTAAGTGCCTTTCATACAGCTATTAACGATTGCACGGACATCTACGATATAATCAACTTCGAGAAGATGGCCGCCAAAAATGCAAGCTCACAATCTGGCATCGTGAAACGAAACAACAACAATGCCTCCGACCTCTCCTCGCTTACGAATGATGAGGATGTGAATGGCAA